ATATTCAGTAGGTGAAGCCTTACCTTTGAAAGGCATCGGAGGCACCTACGGGATAAATTAAGACGAAATGTGCGAAATATTACTCAGCTGAAGAACCCAAGGGTCACTGTTCAAGGTGACACTTGGCATCTCGCGCTTATTCATATTAAGATACTACATACAGATTCATCATCGTGTCGTAGGTAGTTGCAATGATACTCTATGCCATCATAGCCGCTCCACGTAAATTGTGGGTGCGCGCAGTTGCATCTTCTGTCGTGTGCCTCTCGGTATCAATTGCTCGTGCTGAGCCTCCGTCTAGCCCAAGCACTTTACTACTTGCTGATTCTAAGGCAGCTGCCTTCATTTGGTGGACAATCTCTAGTGCATCTGGGGTTAAGATAGTTTCATCTATGAAATCAAAGCAATACGGGAAATATATTGCTCGTTTCACATTGCGTACGACTGCTTGCCGAGGTACATACTGCGGGTTGTGCTCTCGTTGGATTTGGATGTAATCAATGGCTTCCTCCGAAAACCGCCTCATTATCTTACGTAATTCCACTGACCTCGATCGAAACGGAGCAAGTGGGTACTCTCTCTGCTCACCGCTTGATGTCGCCATGACAAATTTTTGATTTGTAAAAATTTCTGGACTCGTGCCATTCTCAATAACGTATGCCATGAAACCAAGGATAAGTGTTGAAACATCATCCACCTGAAAATAGTCTGCTATTTGCTTCTTCCATGCCTCGAGCTCTATGTCTGTTGCTTTATTATTGTGTATGGAACCAAAAGCAGGTCTATAATTGTATATCTGGGTTTGTGTTATTATGGGTTTCCCTTTAAGTCTCGCACCCAATCCCTTGCGTTTGTCTCGTGGAACATCAGGTAACGTTAACTCATCGTAGTGGCTGCTCTCCCCTGAGGTTGATTCGTTCGGTGGCGCCAAATCATCATCATGCCGTACAATACGCTCCGGGCTTAACCGTCGGTGATCACGCACTTGACTTAAGCTTGTATCACCCTCTTTTTGCTTCCCTCTCACTCGTGCCGCTGCAACAACAGGTTCAGTTGTTGTTTGTTGCGCTTGTGGCATCCCAAATGTACCAAATGTTGGCTGCTGAACTCCGGTTGGAGCTAAAAGTGGTTCTAACTGGTAAGGTTGAGATGACTTAGGCATCAATTGTTGCTGCTGCTGCCCTGTTAGAATGGTATTGGGTGGTGTTGGTGGTCTCGACGTTTGCCTAGTCAGTACTGGTTGCAGTGCAGGTTCAGATGTTGCAGGTGGAATAACTGGTGGTGTGTCTGTGCCGCTTGATGATTGGAAGTCAATGATGAACACACCACCACTTGCATCTGTCGGGACTTCGAAGTCATATCGACCATCGTATACAGTCGTATTGTCATCACATGTATATAACGTCTCAACTGCTGTTTCTGTGTGGTATGGTAATTTCTCCCCTTCCGGTAGGTCGATATCATACCGATTGATTATGAGCCACTCATAGTATTTGCGCAACCAATATGTTAAATCATCATACCCCCATGATTCTAAAATAGCTGCATTGAGTGCATCAAACATGGCTCGCGTGTCCCCTTTCCTCCGCCATTGGACTATTGAACTGATACGTTCTCGACTTAGCTTTGGTATGTAGAAGCCCTCGCGCTCAATTCCCGTCAGGGACATATATTCAAGTTCTGCCCTATTGCGTGTTCTATCTTCAAAAATGTAGTTCAAGCCAAGATGTGCGAATAAATGGGTAAACTCATTGAGTATGCTCTCCCGGTCAGGATGAATGGCAAATATTAGGTCATCACCATTTGCATAATATTTAAAAATTGTGTCCATCTCCTCTTGCGTGATGCCTAAATAAGCGAAAACATATTCCACTGCCAACATTACCATGATGGTGTTGTCATCAACTGTACTTGGTTGTCCACTAGGGTTCCCTTTTGCTTTCCGTACAACCGAACCATCAGGCATTGAAATGAGCGTCCAAATGATTTGTCTGTACAATCCGCGTAGCATGGCCTGCCCTAATTCATCATCTTGCATGAAATACATGCGTATTCTACAAACTTCATTGATCAGTAATGGTGTCAAACTGCTGTCAAATTGAGATCCATCACCAGTTCCATAAACAAATCCCTCAGGTAAACTCTTAAGCAAACGATGCCACCCCAATCCAAGTTTGTTTATGCCAACTGTCCACGGCCCCTTTGTGTTATTTGCATAAAACTTCTTGTTGAAGTGCATAACGCATGCTTTCCCACCAAGGAGAACGTCATATGGTGCTGATGTAAAGACTCTCGTCTTGTTCTCCTGCACTTTCTCTTTAGATCGTAATTCTGCTTTAAGTGAGCCTTTCCACACTCCATCACAATTATTTGCTAATCGACAGCAAGATGCAACGAATTCATCGCAAAATTGCTCTTCACTTATTCCATCTAAATGTTGCTCCTTTTTACCAACGTACTGAGCACCCATTGCTGCGTGCTTATTTAGGTCATCACGTATGGCCTCTGCATCAAATTCAAATGGTATGGAGTGTCTTTCGTATCCAACTCGCTCAAACCTTTTTATGACTCTGTCCGATGCTATCTTAAAAGAAGGGCCGTGAACTAAACCAACAGGCACTGGTTTGCCATATTTGAAGAAATCCTTCTTGAATGCGTCGCCATTTAGATTGCTGGGAATATAGTGGCTGAGTAATGGTCGAAAGAATGTTTCCGCATCACCACATTCACGCAAGTATGCCATGAATGGTTGGCTCTCTCCTTCATAAGTGTGACGTGTGTTAAAGAACGTTGGCATGTCACATTGGTACTTGATATTCACTGGCAAATCACTAGCAACCCAATATTTACGAGCTGGTAAAATTGCTGTGTTCGACACCGAGTCTGTAGTGGTTGTTCTGTTGTTTTGAAAGGTGATTCCTTCAAGCAATTTCTTCACAACTGGAAATGGGTCTGATGCTTGCTTCCTTATTGCATTATTGGATCCGACATCAAGCATGTCAGGTGTGAAAACCCAATCATTCAATTCACCTGGAAGCACTGTCTCTATTGCAACAATGGCATCCTTTGTTATAGGTGCGAAAAGGTTCAAATTTGTGCCATCTTGCTGACCAGTATGTATGCCGACTATTTTATTATCTTTCTCTGAGAGCACTAGTGAACCACAATCCCCATGTTTGGTTGTGATGTTATGATACCAAATTGTTCCTGGACCAACCCGTGCAGTTCCGGGGTCACTCAAGCTTGTTGAGTTCGTTTTAGTGTTACGCTCAATTTTCAGGAGTCTTATGAGCTCACCTGGAATCGGTCCTCTGTATGCCTTTATCTGACGTGCGAGTGGGACATCCATTGGTAGTGTCTGGATAACCATGTCGATGCCGGGCACATGCTTGATATTTATTGTTCCATTGTTTGGTAACTCATATACACCATGTTGGAGAATGAGTTCCTGCTTCTTCACTGGCTCCATGAAAATATGCGCATTGACAACAAGTTTATTCCCTATTTGGGTACAGGCCAATGTGTCAAAATCGCCATTCATATATACATTCTTAATTGTTCCCATGGCTGAAATGAACGGCGCAATGTTGTTGCCAGATTTGATTGTTGAACGACCTTCAGGTACTATTGAGAACTTTGGTGGGCCTGTCTGTCGAAAATCTCCTTTATGTTCAGGGTAACCCATTATACCTCCACTCCCAGTCACCATGGTTGGGTTGTGTGTTGTCATATCTACTCGAACTTGCTTGAGCACATCCTCTCGATTTACTCCCCCTTTCTTGACGAATGTTGCTTGAATTTTCTCTGGCATGTGAGTGTCCGACCATACTTCCTTATTGAATGGTGTGTCTTCAACTTCTTCTGTTATCTCCTTAGCTGTTGCCCGAGGGTCCATATCAATTTTCACACCTGTGATAGGGTCAAACAGTTGTAATACATCATAATCTGCGACATCGAATCCATAAAACACTTGAAATGGTGCTAGTTTAACACCCATGTTGGTTCTGGGCTGGATTCTCTCCCGCATGTGTTTTCTTGCCTTCTTCTCTGAAAATTTATCTCGTTTAAGAGCGTATTCTGGTCCGAACTCTCGTTCCATATCATCTGATGGTCCTGCCCATGTATAACCACCCTTAATGAGCTTGTTATCACGAAGGTGTAACCGATTTCTCCTACTCCCACTTGCCTCAAACGTTATGTGACTTTTCATCTCCCGGAAAAAGTACTGTACAACATAATATATAACAACGCATGCGATTAGTAAAAGAGAGAAAGTGTCACTAGCTATCTTCGTATAATTATAAATTCCATTAATCCCATGCTTTACAAAACCGTCAGCTTTTGTGCGATCACTTTGGAAATCTATAATCATGGTTATGTTTGGATTCTGCTGCACAAAATGTGGGATTTCCTCAGGTTCGACTTTGTCAACAACTTGCCTGTACCCTACAAGGGTTGACCGCATGTTACTTAGAACCTCAATGTTCTTTTGTATCTGGTCAGTTTGGTACCTACCGCGCAAGCAATGATTCAAATGACTTACATACCGTTGAAACATACCGGTTGACTCATGCACATGGTGATTTAAATCTTCTAATTTTGATCGTTGCGCAACGAGTTCAGTTTCAACGATCATAATGCTCCTGTCGAGTGACCCTGGATCTGTCTGTAGTAAAAGTGCTGTTGCATCCACGTCACCATATAATTTACCCCGCGCCCCTAATGACTTGTTCCTTGCTTTCCGAATCGCCTCGGCTAATGCAATGTAGCTGTTCTCGCCGAAATCCTTAACGAAAAACGGCACCTTTTCGTGGCGCATTGCATGTGTATCAGATATATCAGGAAAGTAGTCGGCGATAGTTTTCCAGTTTGACATATTTGATAAATATGTTGCATCCTGTGTCAACTGTATGGATCCCTCACGCAAAACGAATTTCTTAATCACTTGATATATGTCGCTTTGTAGTGCACCTGCATCGCTAATCATCGGAGTCGTTATGTAAATTGGTAACTCGAACATCTGTGCCGTTTGAACTTGAGGGCGTGTGACTTGACCAAATAAAGCTGGATCAACGTTGTCGAAAATTGGCGGCACATTTGCAGCAAAGCACATTAAAGCTGATTCCAATGCTACATCTTCGGAAATTATTGGAGGTGTCTTGTACACATCACCTACATTCAAGCAGAAGCCGTTCTTATAACGCCCAACCCTACCATTCCTCTGTATCCGTTGTCCCCATGTTATTGGAGTTTTAACATAGTCGACTCGCCTTTGTAAAGCATTAATTACTGGTTTGACACACAAGCCAAAATCAACTACAACATCAACGTTTAAAGTTACTCCATTCTCTACTATGTTAGTTGCGACCAAGTATAGAGGTTCTCCATCGCTCCCATCACAGGTGATGTTATTTACATTTGCTACTGTTCTAGCGTCAATCTTCTTCACACGTAGACCACGCTCTAGCAACAATGTGGACATTCTGTCAACATCATTATAGCTTGCAACGTATACAAGAATATTAGCCCCTTTGTTAAACACGTCACACCGCACTTGCTTCCGTTGTCCGATGGCAAAATCCTCGAAAGACAAAGTTGACATATTCACAACCTCGACAGGGTGCATTGTTCGAAATGGTATCTCCTTCCCTATCGGAGTTGCTGAAACATGTAATACCGTTCCCTCATAACCAATAACGTCGAGTATCGAACGCAGCAGGAAATTGTGTGCTGTGTGCTGATGGGATTCATCAAAAATGATATATGCAAACTCATTTAAGCGATGTCTGTTTGCATTATAGTAGTTCGCTGCATACCCACTGGTTGCGACAGTAATTTTCCCGCTGCCAAACTTAGTTGTTCCACGCATTAAAAGTGTCGGTGACTGATAAAAAGGGCTCCCACTCAATGCTTCAAAGACATTTGACGCCAGGACACGCACAGGCTCACATAGCAAAACCTTCCCATGCTTTGTTAGCAAATGCGGTAAGTATGTACTTTTTCCACTGCCAACAAAGCCGCGTATTACAAACTCACGCTTAACACTACTCGTAAGAGTTGCAACGACGCTTGATGCAGTATCTCTCGTGAAATCCAGCAAATCGCATTCAGGAATAACAGGGATAACGTTATTGGCATTAACACAATTTCTAAACCACGTTTCAAACGTACACGAGCTCGTGGATGGGATTGCTGGCTTCGGTTCCTGTATGATGACATCCATTGTTGGTGCAATTGTACGCTCAGCTTGAAAAATTATGTTAAATGGGTTTCCAGAATCATACAAAGTGTTGAATAGGGCTCTAACCTGTGAGAATGATTTATACATAAGATCAGCACGATGTGCATCGAAAACCATCATTACGAGTATAGCACTAGCAAAGATTTTGCACATGTTCTTTCCCTCATCGGCTGACTGGAATTGTATACGCTCCTTGTACACTTCTTTGAACATGACATTATACTCAGGGAACTCCTCATCAAATTTTGCTTTGATAACTTCAAACTGTTCATCTCGCGGCACGTAATTAACGATGTATTGCTCCAGGTGTGCAAAGTAATGTCGTATCATTGATTGTGTTTCCAAATTATTCACATACTGAGCTCTTTTCCGCTGGTCTCGTCGATAATTTTGCACTAAAACCATCACATTAACGGCCGCTATAAGCAGTGAATATGTATTCAATGCGTTAAGTAGATTGAATGGTGTGCGTAACATCACTTTTGTGGCTCTGTAAGCCACACCTGCACATACTGTCGTGAACGCGCTCTGACTCCCAGCTACGATCTTTCGTTTGAGTGCATCTGCCTGTGTATAGAGCATCAACGCATATTTGTCTTTTGTAGAACAAATCAAATCTTTGCATGATAGTTGTTTGGCGGGTTCGGGTGATTCGCATTTTCCACTTGGCTTTATTAATGCTCGTGCTGATCCCATGCCACATCGCGTTTTTAGCGACTCTAAAGATGAGTTTTGTTCGTTGTAGAGGCGTTCGAAGCTGTCGCACAAGAGCTGTTCTTTTTTCTCAACGTGTTCTCGCTGCGATGACCTGAACCCATTCTTGAGCAAATCAACGTCAATCTTAAGGTGTTGCAGGCGTGCGCTAGCATCAGCATACCATCTCTGTAAAGGTGGGTCGTGATTTCTTGTAAGATAGCCGTCAACTTGCTGTAGAACGCGACCCACGTTGGCCTCCCAAGCCGTTATCTCATCTTGCAAGGTTTGAGCTCGTGAAACCCGTTCTGGGAGAAAATTTAGTTCATGAACAAGGTCAACTGCATTGTGATTTGCCATGACCGCGTGCTCGTAAGTTCTCTTAAGAGCACCAGATCGATACAAAATTTTAAGCAATGTGGGAGATGATAAAGCGTAAAACGCCCACGTTGGGGTCAACATCAACTCATGAAGTAGCTTGCGTTTGTCTTGCATGAGTGAAACTGTGTACTTAATGTCATGCGCGAAACCCCCCACGCGGTACTCTTGACAACCATTCCTCCCAATCTCAGTTGCAAAAATGATAAAGTCATACGGAGTAACGATATTTAACCTATGATATCCTGACGTGGCCGTGCCCAAACAATCTGGTATATGTACCGATTGACTCTCATGATGAACAAGTATCTCCGGCATTGGTGTTGTTGATAGAACTGGGAACATGGCTACAAGATTCAACACCCAGGTTGCAAGGTGTCGTAATGTAGGCCATTGACCTAATGAAGGCATTGCTCTTTCAGTAACAGTGCGGTGGAATAGTTTCACCGATTCGTCAGGCACCAAGAGATACATGTGTAGAAATATTGTAGAGAAGCACAAACCTTCCAGGGGTACGTGCACGCGGCCCCCTTGTAACGGTAATTCAATTATTATGTCATCCCACATTGTTCGCACACGCAAGGTGTTTGGAGCTGGGTCCGCACATTTGTTACTCAATACCACACCACTGCTGTTTGTGGTGCAGCTAGCTGATGTACACGTTGCCCCTGTGGTGGATTGGAAAACACAATCAGCTTGCTTTGCTGTTGTCAACATTGGTTGGGTCATACGTCGCGACATCATAATCTCTGGATCACTTGTCAAGCTAAGAGCTTTGTATGCTGTTATTCGTATGTGTCCGTTTGTTGTGCGTGTCATATACTGCTTTGGAACTTGTGTTGTTGGAAAATCAGCGAAAAATTTTCCAACAAACTTTCGCACGTAATCACCTCGCTCTCCCCATTCATGTGTCGTTGTGTTGTATTTAAGCTGATTCACGACTAACTGGGCGACACCAAATAGAGGCAATTTCATCTCTGCCTTTGTTGCAAGGGCATCATTTTGCAGTTTGCTCATGTTGCTGTATAGTGTCGTTATGTGCATGTTCTGCCTAATCAATTCGTTGTTAATGACATTTAAGGGTTTCAATTCCGACAGATCGTCATGCAATGGTTGCAACTCCTCACTGTATTGTAGGTAGTCGTCAGCTAAGCAATCTTGTTGCAGGTTGAGTGCATTCGTGACATGGCCACTAACTACGTTCCGCCCTCTGACAACAAGAGAATCTTGAACTGGTCCCTCAACGATAACGTCATGAGCAAGCCAGCTCCATGGTAGTATTGCTCCACTTGTGCCAAAAGTTATGTCCGAATTGTGAACTTGTTGTGCGTTACTGTGAGCATGTCTTAAGCGTCGGAGAGCTCTGGTTGCTGCTAAAATAATATCAGATGTAGTCTCTCGGTCAGGTAAATCATCTACCTCAAAACCAGTCTTGTGCAGCTGATGTTTGAGTTGTATTCCAACAGTGTGCACCGGTCCAACCCTGACTGGTTTGAAAGTGATACAACTCTTTCCGATGAATTCAACTGGTATTTGTGTTTCCAAGCAGGTTAGTATCACGTCACATATAATGTTACTGACCGGAGCACGTGTTATGACTTGACGAACGGGTGGTGGGTTCCGCTTCCTGCGCTTGCGACGCTTCTCTGACTTCTTCATTGTCTCTACATCATTATCACTAGCACTGTCTGTTTCAAAGGCGTGCTCGTGGTCGCATGTGATGAAGTCGTTAGGTAAATGGATAGCATCAACTATTGAGTCTTCCTCATCAATATGCAGAGACACCTGAGTGGTGTCTGCACTACCACGAACGCACGATGACAACGTTGCAATTGGCACAGATATTGAATTTTGCTGACTGATCAGTCTTGCAACTGCCTCTTGTTTAACATGCACTTGCATGTTTCGTGCTAGTGAGATCTTCTTCATTGACGCCAACTCACAGCTCCTTTTGTGCTCCAGTGTAAGGAGCGCTTCTGGTAAAACGGCAGCATCACTGCAGGATGGGCAAATAAACAGATTGGACGCTCTGTTATACATTAAGCCATTTAAAAGTGCCTTCGCCTCCTTAGCGTCAGCTACTGAAAAACCAGTTCCGGTGCAAGTTACCACGTTACCAACAACTTCCCTCTGCTCCGTGAAGACCTTTATAGGCTCTGATGTCAGTGCTTGGCTGTCAATGATTTTGGCTACATGTCTAGCTGTGTCAACTATGGCTGGTACGTTGTTTTTCTTGAAATCAATTGGCACGCGCATGTTACCAACATATATAAAATCAACTGTGGGTAGTCCCAATTCCGGTATAATCTTAGGTAACGCCGGTTTGTGATCCTGCGATAAGGTTGGGTAGTAACCATCGACTTCTGCTGCGAACTCACCAAAGTTAATCGTAGTCTTAGTTTGTAGCTTACTCTGAGCCTCCTGAAATTGTTTATTATCTCCCCTCCTGCTCTCATTTGTTGTTACACGGGCTTCCACAATTGGCACCCAGCGTTTATTTGCAGAGTGAGCAACTTGGCGTTCAACTGTTCGTATCTGATTACGGAAAGTTATTGATATTCGACCAGCACTTGGGTTGCGCACAGCATGATAAAAATTTTCTTGCATAGTTGCTGGAAAAGTGATGACTGTACCAGAAGTCATCGGGATTGTTTCATACAACCTCCTTTTGTCTTTGCTAATGCACAAATCACCCGTTCCAGTGACGTTAACAGTGCGTATCGGATTGTTAGTGATGTCATAGCAGGGCTCATCATCCTTATGGTATGGTAAATCACGTGTACCATCATACACTTGCACTAGCGCAGTATTGTACTTAGCACCACCCAAGTATTTGTCGAGCTCATCATTCCATGGGTGTGTGTCATAGTAAATGGGATGGTGCCCGTATTGCAGTGTTGGGTCTTTCGAGAAAAACCATGCTGTTCTGCCATGGAGCCTTACTCCTACAATATCCTCAATGCATTGCGGTGCCGTCATAGACCTCATCTTCTCAACCACACAGTGAGTTCGTGTTGTGTACGTTAATATGGATGGTTCCTTATAGAACTCACTCAGTTTACTACTTGTATCACTATCCAGATCTCCCCACTTCTCATGGATGAGTGCTGCATTACAACTGCTTATCTGCTCCTCATCACTATCGCATTCCTCGGGTAGGCATTTCTTTGGATGCATCTTTCCGCCTTCGGCCATATAATCATCTAGGTTTCTCCAAATCTCCCCACAGCGTGGGCATTCATATGTCTCACTCCCGTGATCGAAGAGTAAACCCCTTCTTTTTGCTGCATCGGCCTTAGATTGCAGCACCTTGTCATACCCTAAATTACCGTATCTGTCGGCGCCCCTGTACCGTGTGGGCATTCTGATCTTGTTGTGATTCAACTTCTGCAACTGCGAATCTTCCAATTCGTTAATGTTGTCAAGGTGAAATCGCTGATTCAAGTTGTATGAGCTCGTATCAGATGTTTCAGAGTTGGTGTTGGCAAAGTACTCGAAAAGTTTTAATTCGTTGTATTTTGCGTATGATCATTTAATTT